GACGGTTTTCACAAACTTTCTGTGACTTTTGCGTATACTTATTGGTATAACGACACACAGGGTTCTAATCAGTCATTACCACCTACTGACAGTGATTCTGTTGCATATGGTTATGGTGCTTTTGATACTGGAACCGGCAACGGTTGGTAAATTATATAAAATTTAATGATAGGAGATTATTATGGCTTTGCCGAAAATTGATACACCAACTTATGAATTGACTTTACCACTTTCAAAGAAGAAAGTTAAATACCGTCCCTTTACGGTAAAAGAACAAAGAAATTTGTTGTTGGCTTTAGAGTCTGATGATTCTGAGACTATTCAACAAAATGTAGGAGACATTCTTTATAATTGTACCTTGACAGAAGGTGTTGCAATTGATAAGTTGCCTATCGTTGACGTTGAGTATTACTATTTGAACTTGAGGTCCAAGTCTGTAGGTGAAATTGTCGATACACGTTACCGTTGTAACAATGTTGTTGACGATAAGAATTGTAATAACATTATGCAAACACAAATTGATTTGTCGAAAGTTAAGGTCGATGTTGATGCAAACATGAAACCTGAGATTAGTTTGAACGATAAGTTTGTGGTTAAGTTGAAGTATCCTGAGTTTGGTTTTGTTAAATCTGTTAAGAACTTTGAAAACGTGAATGACTTAACTTTTAACATCATTGCTCAAAGTATTGATTACATTTTTGATGGTGAACAATACTATTATGCAAGTGAAGTAACAACTGCTGAATTGTTGGAGTTTGTTGAATCTCTTAGTGCAGAACAGTTTTCAAAGATTGAGAACTTTTTAAACAACCTGCCTAAGTTGAAACATAAACTTCAAATGACTTGTAATAAGTGTGGTTTCCAACATAAGATTGATATAGAAGGTCTAGAAAGTTTTTTCGAATAACGCTTCGTCATGATACTTTGAAAAATTATTACAAAACTAATTTTTCATTGATGCAACATCATAAGTATAGTTTGAGTGAAATTGAAAATATGTTGCCTTGGGAAAGAGAAATTTATGTTGCTATGTTGATATCTCATATAGAAGAAGAAAATCAAAAAATTAAAGAAAAACAAAGACAACGATAAATGAAAAAAATCCCAGCACTTTTAAAGAGTTCATCTGGCGAAGCGAGTAAACCCGAACCATCGGCAAAAACTACTGAAACATCAACCAAAATGCGAGCAGCATTACTTGGTGGTGTTTCTAAGTCTTTGCCGGATAATGCTGCGGAAGAGACTGCCGAAAACATAACAGGCAAAACACAGACTACAACACCAAAAAGTGTTAGAGCAAAGAAAGCTTCTGGTGCCGATTTAACTGAAGCTGCATCAATCTTAGGTGACATTTATAAGTTGATGAAAGAGGACAGAAAAGATTTCCTCGATAGTAAAAAAAGAATCAAAGCAAATCAGAGAGATGTTGATTCTGACGAAGAAAAACAACATAAAGAGATTCTGTCTGCACTTGGTCGAAAAGGTGGTGGCACTGGCGAAAAACCAGGAAAAGGCAAAAAGAGTAAAGAAGAAAGTAGTAAGTATCAGGCCATAGGTCAGTTACTTGGTTATCTTGGTTTAGCCGGAACAGTTGCTGTTGACAAAGCAGTAACACCTAAACCAGCACCACCGGCACCTGCGCCTTCTGCGCCGCCGCCAAATGGTGGTGGAGGTGGAAGTGCCGCAGGCGGCGGAGGTTCAACACCGGCACCAGCGCCATCAGGTGGTCAAACAGCAACACCAGCAAGCAGAGACACACAAACATCTCAACCGGCACCAAGTGCTGCACCAACGGCAGGTCCAGCAACAGCCGCAAAACAAGAATCTACTGTAACACCACCATCAGGTGGTGAATATGGCATTGCCAAAGCATCGATTGAAAGACACGAAGGTCGTAGAAATAAACCATATAAAGACTCTAAGGGTCTTTGGACCATTGGTGTTGGTCACTTAATTGGTGACGGCAAAAGTTTACCGCCAGAAATGAATCGTGAATTTTCTGATAAAGAAATTGACGATATGTTTGCCAAAGATTATGAACACCATGAGAAGGCAGCAACAGGTATTCCTGGTTATCAGAACTTGAATGAGAATGGTAAAGCGGCCTTGATTGACTTGACTTTCAATATGGGTCCAAGTTGGTACAAAAAATGGCCAAACTTCACCGAACAACTAAAGAATGGTGATGTTGAAGGTGCAGCAAAGAATTTAGAAGGTAGTGATTGGTATAAACAAGTCGGCCGCCGTGGACCTGATGTTGTCAATCTATTACGTTCGTCTAAAGCAACTGGCGGTCCAGCAGCTCAAGCCAAAGAGGCATCTGCTGCACCACATACTGCCAGTTCTGTTCCTGCTGAATCCAAACCTCCTGGTGAAGGTGGAAAACCACGGAGTGCGGCACCAGCAGGCAGTGCACCACCTGGAAATCCAGGTGATTTATCTTCTGCTACACAAGTACAATCTGGTGTTGATGTAAAAGGCATACAACCAACTCTTGCTGGTCGTGTTGCCGCTGCTGCAGCAGACTTTAAGGCCAAAACAGGTAAGAAACTGATGATTACTTCTGGTTTTAGAAGTAACGAGAAACAAAAAGAATTGTGGGATGCCAAATTGGCAGCCAATGGTGGTAATGTTGAAGCAACCAGAAAGATGGTTGCTGAACCTGCTGCACCATTAGGTAATGGTAGAGGCAGTCAACACATGATTGGGTTGGCTATTGACATTAACAGTAAAGGTGAATCTGGTTTAAATGTTCTTGCTGGTCCAAGAACAAAGTCAACTGGTTGGTTAGAATCTTTTGGTCTAACACGACCTGTCAACAATGAAGATTGGCACGTTCAATTACTAGGCACACCAGCAACACCTGACAATCCAGACAAACCAGGTGCACCTGTTACTGTTGTAAGTAAAGATGGTGCAACAGACCCATCAACAGGTGAAAAGAAACCTTTGCCTAAGGCAGCAGCCATAGCTGATGCAAAACCAACTACAACTCCGCCTGCTGCACCTACAGCTATGCCATCTCCACCGCCAGCACCATCTGGAGGCATGAAACTTGCTGCCGCATCTACTCAAAATAATGACATGAAAGAACAGATGGCAGAAAATTCTAAAGTTACAAATGTTGTAAATAACAATGTTAGTTCTACCTCGTCATCCGAATCTGAAGATACATCAAATGTGGAAGTTGAAAACGATGAACCATCATACCTAAGAAAAGTATTATATGGATAAAACTAAAAAAGTAAAGTTCAAAAAGGTTGTTGAACAATTAAAAAAACAAAATACTTCAAATACATTGAAGGAGATGGTTGAACTCGTAGAAAAAAACACCGAACAACAAGATGAAAGTATAGAACAACTACAAAGAGGCCAAGAATATCTTGAATCTGCACAAGTTCAAGAAATGCCAGGTAATGTATTAACTCCACCAGGACAACTTGAATCGGTAGAAAGTGTTGAAGAACCTAAAGCAGTAGAGAATAGTAAAAGTATTGCTGAACTTCAGGCCGAATTAGATAGAGTGAATGCGCTGATTGCCGGATTTGAAAAGAAAAAACCAAAAGGCAAGAAGACTGCAACAAAAGTTAAACAGTCACAGGCAAAACAAGTTCTATCAGGTGAAACACCTGATTTAACATCACCAAATAATACATTAAGTGTACCTAAAGAAGAAACTGCCGAGCCCGTTGCCGCAGAGAAGAAGACCAGAGGACCTAAAGGTTCTGAGAAACTAATCTCAACTCTCAATAGAATTTACACCTTCATGCAGAAGAATCGTGAAATGGATGTAACTGAGAGAGAAAAAGAATTAAGTAAAGCTGAAGACATTAAACAATTAAAGGAACAAAGACACAAAGAACTTATAGATGCTCTCAAAGGCATATCAGGTTCTGGTGGTGATACAGCCAAAAGAGAAAAACCGGGTGAAAAACCAGGTGAAGATTCTGGTGGTGGTATATTGGGAATGTTGGGTGCTTTAGTTGGTGGTAAACTACTCAAAGGATTGAAAGGTAAGTTATTGGGTAAAGGTGCTGAAGCTGCCGAAGGTCTAGGCAAAGGTGCAGCAAAGGGTGCTACTGGTGCTGCTGAAGGTCTTGCAGAAGGTGCTGCCAAATCAGCAACCAAAGTTTCTAAAATACTCAATGGTGCTAAAGGTGTTTTAAAATTCTTACAGAAAATACCTGGTCTGAGCATGATTGCCGCTGGTGCAACTTTGATATTTGATATCAAAAATGCCATCGATGCCCATGAAGCCGGTAAATTGGACGATAACGGTCTAAAGAAACAAATCACTAAGTCACTTGGTGGTGCTTTAGGTGGTTTGGGTGGTGCAGAAATTGGTGGTTTATTGGGTGGCGCATTAGGTTCTGTTATTCCTGGTGCCGGCACTCTTGTCGGTGGTATTCTAGGTGGTGCCGCAGGATTCTTTGGTGGTGAAAAACTTGGTGAAATGGCAGCAGAAAAAGCATTTGACTTCTTTTCTGGTGGCCAAGATAAAGATCCACCTAGTGACCCATTAAAAGAAGCAGATAAGATGAAAAAGAAAGAAGGTGGTGCAACTCCTGCTGCCGCTGGTGCCGCTCCGGCTGCACCTTCTGGTGGTTCTGGTGGTGCAATGCCTGTTGCCAGTGCAAGTGCCACTCCATCCGCTGGCGGTGGTGCCGCATCAGCACCTGCTGCTAGTGCTTCACCATCTTCAGGAGGAGGTGGTGGATCAAGTGCGGCACCGTCATCTTCAGGTGGTGGAAGTGCAGCACCAGCAATGCCCACAGCATCACCTGTCGGTGGTGGCGGTGCCGTACCAGGAACTCCTGCTGCTCCTGCTACCGGAGGTGCCCCAGCAACTCCACCAGCGGCACCGGCTGCAGCACCAACAGCAATGCCGGCAGCACCTCCACCGGCACCAAGTAGTGCATTGGCGCCAATGATGGAGAAAAATCAAGACATGAAATTGGATGCTGCATCGTCTGGTGGTGGCACAACAGTCAATAACAACACAGAATCAACAAGTGGGTCAACTGGACCAGATAAAACCAAAGGTCCAATGCCGTCAATACGAAACAAAGACTCTACTTTTGAGAGATTGGTATATTACAGCACTAGAGTCGTATAAACAAAAAACCCCGCACTGGGCGGGGTTCGAACTTTCTATTAGAGAGTTTAGTCTTCAGCCAACTTGCTGAAGTATGCCAAATCGTCATCATCATCAGTAACCAATTCAGGTTCTTCTTGAACTGGTTTCTTAGGTGCAGACTTCAATGTCTCTACTGTAGTCTTAGGTACTGGTGTTTCACCATTAAGACCAAGAACCTTTTCAAGGCGAGCCTTCAAGTCATCATAAGACTTGAATTCTTTTTCTGCAACCAACTCTGCAAGAGAGTGTTCTGACTTCCAAATCTTTTCCAACTCATCGTCATCATCCAACAAAGCGGATGAAGCGGCGAATTCAGACTTGTCATAGTTTTGATAACCAGCGACCTTGGTAATACGCAACTTGAAGTTAGCACCAGTCCACATATCAAATGGATTGATTGCTGTTTCATCTTCAAAAGCAGGATTCATTGCACCTGTAATCTTCTCAAAAATCTTAGCACCGAACTTGAACAACTTAACTTGTCCTTCAT